GTTTTTTCTATCATAATAGTCAGTTTGGATAACTGTACCACCATTGGCTCGGAATACTTTAAAACGGATACACTCTGTGTCCGGTTCATCTACACACGAAAGTTTAACTACAGGGTGATCGTCATCTCTTAGTACCCAGTTGCGTAATTTTCTTTTAATCCATCTCATAATTATTGTTTCTCAAAATGTTTCATGAAAGTATCTCTAGCACCGGAGATGTTATGTATTTGTTTCATAGCTTTGTCAGTAATACGCATTCTGTAAGAGTTATGATGCCCGTACCCATCTAAAATTACCCAACCATTCTTTGACTTAATAGTTTTGTCTCGGCATTTTGCCATAATTTGATCTCGACAATCATAATAACCTTCGGATAATTTTTCCTGTATAGTGTCTATTGCCATGTCAACCAACTTAACTGACGAAACTTCAAGAAAGTCTGTATCGTAAGTGATTTGATTTTGATTTTGGGTTTTATGATAGTATCGTGTATCTTCCCACTTGCTGGCCTCTTTGATTGCATCAATGGTCATTGATCCAACAGTGTGAGCTGCTTTACTACCTTTACGTCGCGTTTTATTATCAATACCATACTGAGGATGATCCACTAACCCGTTTTTGTCAATGACATGACCTTTGTTTTCCATCAAGTTGTCGGCCCACTGACCAACGTCGCAATCGTTTGTAAAATTAGGAATGATGGTTCCTTGGGTAATATTATCCTTGATAACGCTTACTCTGGCTTTTTTCATTTTAGTGTTTCATCCTTGGTATATTTAGACCAGTTTGTAAAAACTGATCGTGATTGCAAATCGTGTAAGTTATGACACCATACTCCAGGATTGGTTGCCCTAAAGTCCTTGTCATCTAATTTTAGTGTAGCGTTGTATCCTAGCTGTTTGATGTACGGCAACTTGACGCTCAACATTGGAATAAAGTTTGTATATTCTGTCAATGGACCATCCAGTAATTCTTCTGCCAAGCTCACATCCAAATCTAAGGTACACATATAATAGTGACCACTACTATGTCCACTACGTAGCATCAGACCAATCATATTTTCCCAAGATTTCCAATCAGCAGTACCATTGGTAGGAAAACTTTGATTGGCACCAAAGTAAATATGATCACACTTATATGTCATAGCCTTGGCTTGAATTTCAGCGGTATCTTGTACGCCTACTACAAACAATGTACGCATGCCAAAAGCCGGAGTGTGTTCTACTTCTTCGCCAATAAAGAAGTCTACTTGTTCGTGCCCAGGTCTATCCATTTTTTTCTAACTCATCTAATTTGGCAACTTCATCTTCGGAAAAGTCTTCACCGTGATCTGATTGTACATGATCCGCCTCTTCTGTGTCAACCACTTCGAATAGGTTGTTAAATTGAGTCATTGAGTTTTTGGCTTTTTTACCTTTGAATCCACGTGTTCCGGGAATGTCCATCCAATAACGATCATATTTTTCAATTATGGCTTCTGCTTCTGCTTGGTCTGGAGTGGCAAATATAGCATCAACAATGTCAGCAAAGAAAGCATGATCACCATTGCTGTTACGCATCATATATGGCCATGATCCAGCATCAAATTCTCTATTGGCACGTTGCACTGCTTCAATATGCGTCCAAACATTATGACCCATGAGCAAAGCATAACTGAAGCTGTCCCATGATGTTTTGCCCCATTTACCATTTTTGTTAACGTCGGGCAATACGTCGTACATCTCTGGATCTTGAAAATTTGTTTCATCTAACACAACACCTGGCTTTGTTATGCCAGCTTTGTATACACAAATATCGTTCATCTTTAAATGTTTACTAATTGGACTTTCGTCGAAGTGCCCGGGTATAATTTTACCATCTTTTTTACTATCTAATAACCCGTCCTGTAACACTGCATCTCTATATGATCGAGTATCTAGTGCATACTTCTTATTGTCCACAATAGGACTCATTCTATAGCACCATTTGCCCTCGTGCGGCAAATCAATGTGATGATATACCTGACCATTGGCAGTGGCCAAGAACGGTGATGCACAGTCAAAGCTGATAGTAAATGCCGGATTTACATACCTACGTACAGCACGTTGAATAACTGTTAGCAATACTGCCCATTCTAGTTTACTTGTGCCCAAGAAGTGCATCCAATCATGAACACCTTCTTGTAACAATCCATCATGTCTTAGTGCCACTAAACGTTTTAGCACTAGGTGTACATCACACATGTTCTGACCACCCATAGACCAACCGTTGAAATGTGTGTCAGGATATTTCTTAGGATCACAGTAGTCCTTCATTAACTCGTACCACTTGTCGGCCTCACCGTGATTTGACCCTTGTAACACGTTCAAGAACTTAGCGCCGCCATTCTTAACACCCTTGCGGTGCTTCATAAAGTAGTCATTGTTGAACTTAGTAGCAGCCACAGCTTCTTCATAGGTAGTAATGCCGCAAGCCTCTGACGCTTTCTTATCGTGAATAACCCAGGTTGGAATATCAAGAATCATGCCATAGTTAGCAACACCATCCAACCACTTTAACACACTATCACGTTTCTTTTGCGCTTTAGGACAACCGCTACCGGCTTTCCAATCACCTTCCCATAGACCTTTAGCAATCTGGAACCCGCCCGAGTCACCTAAGATCAGTGTATTAGGATCACGATTGCGAACCATGTCTTCCGACCAGTCCTGCTTCGTAAGATCAAGGTTGGCGTGGCCACCGGAGTAAAGTGACCACTTGTAAGGAAACAATCCTTTTTGATCATTGAGCCAGTTCATCATTTCCATATCAGTAAGACCAGCTGGCATGCGTGCAGGATCTACATACGGCGGACTTGCTGTATCTCGTTGCTTACCTATAAATGTGGCATAGAATCCTGATATAGCTGGTAAAAACACAGCATAATCATTTTGTTTTGCTGTTAAATTATCTTGGGTCATTTTTAATCTGTTCTATTAGTTTATAATCCTCGACATAAGCATCAAGTATTGTTTTTTGTAATTCAGAAACTTGGCTCAGCCTGTTTCTTAAAAACTGTTTGATTACTTTTTTATCAGAATCGTTGTTACTATCATTGCGGTCTAAATTTTCTGATGCTGGCGTCCATCCAAGATATGTCTGTAGTTGGTCATTAATATTCTTGTTGATATAAAAGTATTTTCGAGGTAAATTAGGTAATAAATCTTTAAAGAATATCTGTTGCGGCCAAACGTGATCATCAAACAATTCAAGGTTATCAAACAACAATCTTTCAGTTAATGGATTATAGTTGTTGATAAATTCCGAAGATGACATATATTGAAAGTCTGGACCGGGCCCTGTATCGGTGCTGTAAAATCTTTTGGCATGTAATATATTTCCAGAGACATATTGTGCGAACCCAGACACCCATCTTTCTGTGGGATCTCTTAGCACCACAATTATTTCTTCCAATGTTTGTGCAACATCATCGGCATGTGCAACTGTCCAACGATTCTCTTGAGACCAATTTAACAGAAAGCTGCTGGCATTCTTAGGAATATTAACTATAAATTTAGTACGATCGGGATTGGTTAGTCCCGATCCATACGTATATCCTTTGTTAGCCAGCGGTTGCATTATTACTTGCTTTGTGCTGGAAGGATGTAGTTGTAAACAGCAAGGCCTGAATCAACAGTGATCATTGCTGCACCATCATCACTGATCTTGACCACTTTGTCGCCTTGCAAGTCCATAATGCTGATAAAAGTCTTGATTGGCCAAGCCCAGCTGCGTTTTAATTGACCTTCTACTCCGTGTTGGAATACAAAGTTACCTGCGTGAGTAGAGTGATCACCAAAGAAAAACTTTAGGTCGCCATTTTCAGTTTTGGCCTGAAAGTTTACTTCCTCGGCGTTGGCACTTGCCTGCATTTTTAAACGTTGAATTGATGCCACAGTTGGTTCAAATGTGATATGCCAATTTACACCTTTGAATTTTACAGTTTTGAGTTTTTCGTTTACGATCTCTGAAGCCATAAAGCGATAGTTGTTTTTAAAGTCGCCTGTGGCATTTTCAAAGTTGATACCATCAGGTGCGCCTGTGTCTTTGCGTGTGATGCTGAGTTTGGCGTTTTCTTTGTACTCTTGAATGTTCAACAAGATTTTAAGTTTGCTCAAATTAGGCATACCAAAGTTGCCCATAAACTCTGCCACCGGTGCTGAATACTTGCCCTCTACTACAACTGAACGGTCTTCGGCAATACCTGCGATAACTGTTTCGTTTGTGTCGCCTGTGATTTTAACAAGGTCAATACAACCCAAATCAAGCGTGTGTGATACTAAGTCTAATAAATGATCTCTCATGTGTTTTTCTCCTATTGTGTTTAAGTATAACTGGTTTATTTAGATTTTGCAACTGTATTTGATTTATTTTTTGATTATTTTTGCCAAAGTTTGCCCACCTCTACTAGAGGTTAGTGTTCCGGGTTTTCTTAACTCTAACCAAGTAGTTGGTCCGTCGTTGTTCCAACTGAAGATTTGATCGTATCCTACTGTTGATGCAAATTGCTTGACTATGGAACCCGGAGTATAACAAGCGTATCGTTGTTCGGCTAGTTTAACCGCTTTGTCTAGATCACAGTCATTGAATGTCATAATCAATGTACCACCTGGTTTTAATTTTTGATAGATTTCTGTTAGATAGGATCTAATAATTTCAAAAGGTTTGAATTCAAAAAAGTTGTATACCAAACAAACTCCGATCTGCCCATTGGGAATTTTATCTAATATGTTAGAATCGACTTGTTCTTTAATTGTATAAAGTCTAAGTCTGCGTTGATAATCTTCAGGGAACAGGTCAAATGCTGGCATTAGTAAATCATGTTCTTGGTCAACCAAATACAATGGATCAAACCCAACCATGTCTTGTACAAATTTTTCTACTCCAGGGCGAATAATCATGCCAGTGTGTTGCCAGTCAACATAGTTTTGAAGTCGAGATCTAAGAATATTTTCAACATCTTGGGACAATATTGGACGACGGCCGAGTATATGGTCCACCGAATCGTTTCTCATTTCTTGGTCATACAAACGATAACTTTCTTGAAACCAAAACTTTTCTTCGATTTCAATTTGATGTTTTATTGTTTGTTTTAACTGATTGACAATAGTTTCAAATTGATCAATGTTACGATGAATCTCATTGTATTGATTATCTAGATCTTGTTTAAAATTTCCCAGCTGAATTGCTTGGGTATCAACTAGATATGTAATTTTTCCAAGACCTAGCTCAACCTCACGTTGTGCGGTCCTTGATGATAGCTCATCTAATGCAATTTTGTATGCAACAAGTTCGCTGAGTTTCATATTACCACTCAAACAAAGTTTGGAATGTGTTGTCTGTGTTGGTAGCACTTGCTAAATCCCAATCTAGAACACCCAACAAGTTATCTACTTTACCGTCAATCACAGTGGCTTCCATTTCAGCATCATCAAACGGTAATTCTTTGAACCATGCGGGTAATTGTAGTTCGTCTGTAGGGTAACCAATTGATGTCCATCCTAGAGCATTAGACTTTAGTTTACATACAATGGTTTTCATGCCATCGACAATTTGTAAACTGTAGTTGTCGCCGTTCATTTTACGCAGATTATTCCAGTTAAGTGCTGCTCTAACGTGTCCGGGCATATTGGCCTTGCCTTCACGTTCTTCCTTTTTGCCGTACATGGTCAAGTTGTTGACACGCTTGGGCGAACCTTTTTCCCAGCCTGGTCGCTCTTTGAACGCATACTTGAACTCACGAATCTTCTCCACCACTTGATCTTTGCCAGCACCAGTTAGTACATCATGTAAGATATCACTCAAGAAGTTTTGAATAACTACAGGTGTATCACTACGCTTCAAGTCCAATCCCATGGCTTTTACTTTGCCAGGTTTACCGTCAGTGTCTAATCGCTTGCCTTCTTTGTCAATGATCATTACAGCATAACGCTTCTTGGTAATAAACAAACCTTTTGAAGCAACAACTTCTCGACCACCTTTGATCACTGAGCCCATTTCTCGTGGGCAGTGAAATGCTTGTTCCATAAATCCTGGAAAACTTTGGTTGACTTGATCAGCAATCGAATCGTATAACGCAACGCATGTTTCCTTTGACCACTCCATGCGACCTTCTTTGACTTCTTTCTTTAATACCGGCCATGCACTGAAGTAACAAGAGTCTGTGTCACCATAGATAATGGTTTCACCTACGTGATCGTATTTGCCAGTGATACATTCGTTGACGTAAGCATCCATGTGCTTGGCAATGGCACGCCCAGTAAGAGTAGTTGATTGGCCAATACGCTTGTCAAAAAACCTACAGCCAGGATTAAGAATAGCACCATACAAACTGTTAAGGTTAATCTTTTTAACCAACTGACGCTTGTCCCAGTATTCTTCATCTTCTTTAGTCTCACATTCTTTAAGTTTGGCCTGCATTTCTTTACGTTCAGCATACCAACGCTTTAGTAATCCAGGAATAATACCTTCACGTTCAAATGTAAAGATAGTCCCGTTGGCACTAATGATCCAAGGTTGGTTTGAGTCAAACACAATCTTCCATACCTCAGCGGCACTGTGTACAGTTTCATCTCCATCTTGCCAATCAATAGTAATCTCTGTGCCACGTTGTTGGTCCATTACAGCAGTATATTCCATTGTGGCAAACAAGCCTTCCCAGGCCGCTGCAAAACTTGCACCACCCGCTATTTTTTCGCGGATGTAGTGATTGGTCATTGTGGGTCTGAGTTGACCAATGATTGTTTCCGGCCCCATGTTAAGAGCACGGATCGCTGACGGATACAGTGAGTTGATGTCAATTGATCCAATGTATTCGTGAATACCTTTTTTGGGGTAAGCAACGTAGGCACCTGCGGCTTGTGTATCTTCATCTGTGAGTCTTTCCTTACGATTAGGTACAACCATTCCACGTTCGTGGGCTTCATTGATAATGGCTTGCTCAGTCACGGCCACAGCACCCATAGTGGTCTGGAGCAATACTGTGTTTTCATGTGCCAAGGTATTGGCTAGATCCAAAAACTTTAGTTTGGCATCTAGTTTGGCCAACAACAAGGTATCTTGTCTGTTGTATTCAATAAACGTTTTGAAATTTTGATTGTACAACTGATCCAGCGTACCTTCAAATGCTGTTTTACGTTCATCTAGTTCATATTCACCAATGGCATCCAAACTATAACTGTGACGTTCTTCATATGTGTACTTGCGATATAACTGCATATAGTCCATATGCACACGACCAATCAAATCGTATGTTTGTTGTTCTGCTCCGAAGCGTTCGAACATACGTTGCTTAGGATATTGATTCCATAAGCACATTCTACGTGTGTCATCTTTGCTTAACACTCTAGTGATTCGATTGATAGTGTAAGGTATATCAAAGCCTTCTGAGTTCCACCCGGATAATGCATCTGCATCTTCAATCAAATCCAAGAACACGTTCAGCATGTCAGCTTCGTTGTCAAACAACATGGTATTAGAAAACTCACTGGCAATTTCTTGTGCTGTTTCCGCTGACATGTGTTTAGGAGGAATTACTAGCGTGACCATTTGTTCTAGCCAACCTAGGTAAACTGAAATAGCTGTGATTGGATTGAACGGATCTTCGGGTCGACTAAATCCTCTTACTGGATCAAAGTCGACCTCAATGTCGAAAAACGCTGTGTGTAGTCGAGGACCGTCTTGGCCTTTGTAGTTTTCTTCTAGACAACGAAAGATAGGATTGATATCCGACTCATACAATTGCTTGCCTGATTGGATACGCATTTCCTTGCGAAACTCTTTGTTGTTGCGGGTTGAAAAACGACTCACAGGTGTTCCATAGATTGACTGGAACTTGCCTCGGGGGTCGTCGTAATAGAAAATGTAGTTGGCTGGATATTCGCGATATTCTCTGCGTCCATCCTTGCGCTCAACTACATGTATGCGATCGTGTTCACGATCAAATAGTGCATCAATATAACTCATCTATCTCCAATTATGGCTGGTAGGCCGTGATTCATGTTCGTAACGTGAACGACTCGCTGTTGTAAAACAGTACTTATAGTGTCTTGCCTACAGTGACCAAAATTTGCTCAAGCAATTCATGATCAGACTGTTCTTGACCAAAGCTGGCTTTGTGAGCAAGTTTGACTGCTTTTTTAAGAATAGCAGGTTTGATTTCCATTTCTTCTGCTACAGCTTTGATAGTGTCATTTAATCCACCTGTAAGTGTTTCAATTTCGTGCATGACCTGCATGCCTTCGTTGATGATTTGTGTAAGTTTAAGTTGTTGTTCGGCTGTGAATACGCGATCTGACATGTGTGTCTCCTAGTTAATAACATTGTTATTATAGCGGATAATTTAAACAAAGTCAAAGGATTTTGGTGAAGCTCACTTTATAGTTTTTGGGTAGCGAATCCATACTCCTAAGCCCAGCAGCCGGGCCACCTCGCAACTAAGTGCGGTCCTAAGGTGATTCTTTACTTGATTCCGATTACCATATAACGATTGTAAAGTGTTTCGGGATCTTCTAATTTCATTGTGCCTTGGTACAATACTCGACTCAAAGGAAAACGATCTACAATGTCTTGAACACTGTGATACTGTTCGCCAGGATCTTGATCTCTGGCTTGTAGCACTACTATGGTACCCGTGGGTATGCGATCAAACCATTGGTCTTCGGCTATGTTGGTCAAACTGACATTGACCACTGCTCCGCCCTGTCCTACTTGTCTATAATCTAAATCGTTGGCATCTCGGAGCATGTGTTCAACATTGCGAGCGCCAACACTGTCCAACATGCGTTGGCTCTGTGCCAATCTTTCTGGATCGATATCCACATTGATGATTCGGTCCACGCCAATCATGGGTTGTAGAGTGTTGTACAATGCCAAGTTGCCGTACCAAGAACCCAACACATACATAGTGGACAGTTGCGGAGAAATCTTGGCCAACTCAGTCAACAACCATACTTTGCTTGTGGTCAAGTCGCGAGTAAAACTGCCAGCCAAGGTGGATCCACTGCTTTCGTTAATTAGATCTTGAATTCTCATGCTTCGCTGTAAGGATTGATCGGGCAGTCAGTGCCATCGGGTTCTGGCATAACAGGATAACGATCTTGCGTGGCCAACGCTGGATCATTCCATACATTGCGATTGTTCAAGATTTGTTGACGTTGTTGATCAGTCACGAATCGGTCCTCCTTCGACCCAAGCATCACAGGTACGCTTGGCAGCACATTTGAATTTTAAAAATTTACAATAACCTAGTTGACCAGCATCAATAGTATCATGTGGATCGCTTCCGGGTTCTGCACCAATACCTTTAGCCATGCAGTCTATCATCTTTTCAGTCATGTCAAACGCTGCACAATTACCGCAACGTGCTGATTTAGCATCGTTGGGATTGCTCATGTTCCATTCATCGGCTTTGGCTTGCCAAAATTCTTCATTGGGTGCGTTAGGATCCAACGGCCCATATCGATATTCTTCTATAGCCTTCTGACGATTCTTTAAATTGAGATCAATACTTTGAGTTGCTGGAGGACAGCCTTTTTCGAGAGCTTCCAACATGTTGATCAAATCTCTCATGCTAGTCCTTCAGCCCTCATTTGAGCTTTGAATAACTTTTTAGCTTCTGCAAAACTAGAAGCAACAATTTCAATTACTCTATCCGAGTTTGCTAATCCAAATTTATATGTTTTCATTTTATTTTCCAGCCTTAGCTAGGGCTGCTCCTTTGTTAAAACTAGGCGACCATGGACTCATTCCATCTACTCCACCTCGTGCTCGTGACCAGTTGTATCCGGCCCTATGTCCTGAACAGTCCTTGGTACATTCACTGCCTAAAAATTGTAGTTCGTCTAACTGTTCTTCTTTTACTTTAGTGGCTACATTCTTTGCAGAACCTTTTCTGTTAGCGTTGGGATCTTCTCTACGCTTCTTGGCCGCTGCCGACGCACGGCCTTTTTTACCTAGTGCGTGTG